TATCGCCAAAAGCTACACCGGCAGCTATCCCTAAAATCAGCCGTGAGCCGTCTGGAGGCTCTGCAGGCGGATTGCCAATTCCAGATTGAGAAATTGTATGCGCAGGAGCAGGATGCGTTTAGGATAGGGCTGGGAACTGTCTATGAAGAAAGCTATCTCCGCACAATGTTTGACTTCAATCAAGCGTTTGGAATGGCAAGCAGTTTTTCATCTCTGAACGCAAAAATGATAGAGAGCGCGGTTTCGACTAAGTGGCTGGGCGAGAATTATTCAGATCGGATTTGGACGAACAAAGACCGGCTTACGCTGAATCTTGAAAGAATAATCCCGCAGGGCATGGCATTGGGACAAAGCCCCCGAATTATAGCGAAAACGCTTGATGACGCCATGTTCGGCGCAGGCGAAAACAAGGGCACTGGCGGCGCATATGGAAACGCTTTGAGGCTTGTCAGGACGGAGTTTAACAAGATCGCCAACGACGGAAGATATAAAGGACTTGTACAGGCTGGAATTGAATATTACAAGTTTTCTGCTGTTTTAGACCATAGAACATCAGAAATTTGTGAAGATACCAGTCAAGGCGGCGAAAATAACGATGGTGTGTTTAGGCTGTCAGATAAGATGATAGGTATAAATTGGCCGCCATTGCACCCAAATTGCAGGAGCACGGCATATGCCTACTTCCCAAAAGATGAATTTGATGAAATGTACCCGAAAGCCGTTAGACTTGCAACGGATGAAAACGGAAAAATTCACGAAGTACCCGCAGATATAAGCTTTAGCAAATGGCGGGCTGGGTTGAAGCCGTTGGATGGCGGGAAGGTGCGGTATGTGGCGTGAAACCTTGATTTAATGCGGGTTTGTGCTTGCTTTCAGATGTGATTTATGGTATAATATAAACACAGATTATAGTGCCGCAAGGCTTATAATACCATAAGGCCGGTTCGATTCCGGCTCAGTTGGCAGAGGGTTGGTGCGACGGGGTGGGAGTTCGATTCTCCCTGCATGTGATAGTGGTAATAGCCCTATCAAGCCTGGTGGACAAAGGCCCCGACGGTCCGTCGGTTAAAGCATGGTGGCAACATTATGCAGGGACGATAATTCTTGCAAGAATAATTCGGGGCTTTTAGAGTGTTTGAGCCTTACGTTGAAAACCGTAAAATCAAATCGCCCTTAAATAATCAAGCGTTCATCAGATGATGGGCGCTTTTCTGTTGCCCGAAAGCAGGTGATTTCATAGCAAGAGAAGCTGATTTTTCACAATTGGAACAATTCCTAAAAAACAATATAAGCGCCTTTGAAGAATTTAGAGACTGGCTTGAAAAATTCTTTCTCAGAGAGGCCAACCGAGCGCTTGGCGAAATAATTGAACGCCACAATCAGATTTATGCCGCAACCGGGAAAACAGTTGATACCGGCGCAATGCGGGAATCTTGGTATGTCGGAGAGGTGACCATAAGCGGTGATGCGCTGGAGGTCAAGCTGGGTAACTCGCAAGCCTACGCCTCGTTTATTGAGTTCGGCGCAAGGAATGTCAACGGCTCTTGGCGGGATGGATATTTCATCATGACAATTCCGATTGATCGTATCCAGCGGCAACTTCCGGAGCGCTTCAATAGGGATTTCAAGGCTTATTTGCAGAGCAAGGGAGCGGTCTAAAATGGGATTAAAAGATTTCCTTGAATATCCAGACGACCTTGATGGCACAACCCAATGCAAGACAGATAATAAGGCCGTTGAACTGTCGGAAGAAGATATAAAAATGCTTATGGAATATGTTTCGAATCGGGAACCGAGGCATGTAACAATTACAATTGACGCCTGCAATGCGTCAGTTGATTATGTTATTGAGCAAATGGCCGATCAAATAGAAGACTTGAGCAAAGGCGCAACCTAATCTCGCGGCGCGGCGTTATGCGTGAATACATTGTGGAGGATATAAATGAAAGTCACTATTCTTGGCGCAGAATATGAAATCATGGAAACTACGCAAAAGGAAAACGGAATACTTGAAAATGCAGATGGCTTTTGTAGCAATTACGATAAATATATCTTGGTGGAAAAAGAACCGTTTGCGAATGATAAGCATGCCAACGAAAATGAAAAGACGGAAAGGAAAAAACTCATTAAGAGGCATGAGCTTGTACATGCATTCATCACTGAATCCGGCGCATTGAATACGGTTTTAGATAATGAATTTTGTGTACATTGGATTGCTATGCAATTTCCTAAGATGTTGGCGGCGTTCAAAGAAATTGAAGCAATATAACCCTGCGTCCTGATGGACTTCAAAAAAGGTGGTGATATTATCGAACAGATAAGATGTAATTGCCACGACCGCGCAAAGATTGTGGCGGAGCGTGACGAGCAGGGCAATGTCTATGTGTTGTGTCGAGGCTGTAAAGAAAAAATCAAAATCGAAACTGACCCCCGTAAACTATGGCCAGACGCAAAGACAATCCATATTGAAACACCATTAGAGCCGAAAAAGGAGAGCCGAGAAGATGATACAATCATTCAACCGTAATTGCTGTGATGGCATTTACAATTCATATGATGTGCATTTCACTAAGTTTTGTGATAATAAATGCGCATTTTGTGTTGACAGAGATTCCATAACTGTGAACAGAGGAAAACCAAACTGGCGGGCAATGGCAAATGCCATAATTGAGAAACAAACCGGATTTGATGATGTTTTGATTTTAGGCGGCGAACCCTGCTTGTTTATTGAAGAAATGCTGAATTTTATCAAGGCAATCAAAAGCGAAACTGCATTGAAAGTATATTGCACATCATCCGTTCCGAAAACCTGCAAAGATAACCCGCTATTTACTGATGTTTTGGGATTGCTAGATGGCTTCAATATGTCTGTGCAACACCACAATGAGGAAATTGCCGATAAAATCCGTGGCTACAAATCTCAATATGACCGCCAAGAATTTTATGCAAATATTCCGATGAAGGAAAAAATCAGGATAAATCTAAATATTGTAAAAAGCTTGCTGGACACACGCGAGACGATAACGAAATGTCTTTTGCATTATGATAAATTTGGGTTTAATTCCTTTAAGCTATCGGAAATTCAGCATTCAACAGCAGATTATAAATCTTTTGAAGAAATATTCGGTATAAAAATGCCGTCGCCATATTTCGGCGGCTGTCAAACATATATTGATACTGAAAACGTAATGGGCGCGAAGCTCAAAACGCCAGTATTGCTAAAGCGAAGTTGCTTTATTTGCGAATCATCCCTGAAAGCTTCATTTGCGGATGGTATTAAGATGATTGCGAAAACAGTTACAAGAAATCCAATTATTGATAATCGTCATTTTGGCGTTGTCTATGAGGACGGCACAATACAAGGCGGTTGGATGAAAGAAAGGAGTTAAATTATGTGGACTAAATTTTGCAAATGGATGTACCGGAGAAGCAAGCAGGCAGGATTCGGACATTGCGGAGGCGATTCCGGAGGCGGGCATTGCGGATAAAAAAACAAATAACTAGAGCCGTCAGAGCCGTTCATTTCCTTATTGGAAGTGGGCGGCTTTTTTATTTTGTCAAAATCACGGCTGACGAGCCTTAAGCGGACGCTTTGAGCGGAAAGGAAAGTTATGAGCAGGAAAATGAATATCAAAACTTTGGCAATGAGGCTTTCAGATGGCGGGGCACAGCCTCCGGCAGAATCCATTACCCCGGCAACCCCTACGGTGACAGCACCGGCACCCACGCCTGTACAGGCGGCAGCGACGCCCACGGCGGTAAATGTGGACATTAACTCCATTATCAGTCAAGCCGAGACAAAGGCCAGTGAGGCCGCAGAAAGAAAAATGACAGGTGTTTTTAGGTCAATGCTGGAACAGCAGAACCTTGACCCGGAAACCATCAACAGAATGACAGCCGAATGGAAAGCGAAACAGCAGACGCCGGAGCAGATTGCCGCCGAAAAGGACGGCACCATTACCGGACTGACCAACGACAACCTGAAACTACAGCGCCAGCTTTCGGCGGTTGGCAAGGGAATCCCAGCAGATAAATCTGACAAATACATTGCGCTGGCTCAAAGTTATTTGGCAGAGGACGGCGACTTTGGCAAGGCACTGGATGCTGCCTTAGTTGACTTTCCTATTCCGGCACAGCCCGCAACACAAGACGCGCCGCCCGCCGCGCAGCTCCCCGTCGGCGTATCAATCTTTCAGCCTGATGGGAGCAAGGGCGCAAGTACCAAAGAAGCAGACCCGTTTTTGGCGGGATTCAACGAAACTTAATAAAAAGGAGAATGATTTATGGCAATTAACTTTGCAGAAAAATATGCAAGCATTGTAGACGAAAGGTTTACAAAAGCGTCGGTGACGCAGAGCGCATTCAATCAGGATTTGGACTTTACCGGCGTGAATACCGTTAATGTCTACAGCATCCCCACCGCACCCATGAACAACTATAATATGGCGGGCGATAACCGTTATGGTACGCCTGATGAGCTGGGCGACACCGTGC